GCATTGCCAAGTATTTGTCCAGCAGGCTTAATTTCTATAAACTCAGCATGTCTTTTTTTGTTTACATCTTCATACACTATAAAAAAGTCTGGCACATACATTGTTTGCTTATTTTTAACTGGATGAAAATATGGTATGCGATGACTTTCACTAGCCCAGGCAACTACACTAGGATGTGTATCACAAAATCTCATAAATTTTAATTCCCATCCACTACGATATCTCGGTGAATGTTTACCAATATACCTAGATAGATTTCTAGGTGTGAATATTCCTTGTTGAAACTTAGATGCCATTATATACGTATTTATGTATTAAATGATACATGCTCTGGTGTAAACTGTACGGTCCAGGTCATTAACCCACTATCATTATACGATAGTGTGTCATGTGACGCATTAGTAATTAAACAATTCATCATGCTAACAGTTCTGCCTTCTTGAACTCCATTAACTGTGTTGTCTATTGTTACAATGTTAATTTGATTAAAGAAAAAACGGCCCAATGCCTGTGTTGCAGTAAGACCAAATAAGCTATCTACTTCAGTATTAGTTGCATTAGGAGCTAGTTGTTGTATTGGGCCAAGTCCTTGTGAATAATAGTATCGAGAATAGTCAGTTAACAATGATTGAAACTGATTGTCAACAGTATCATAAAATGTTATTGATGCTGGTGTTATTTCCTGCCTAGTTGTTACAGGACGCATTTGGTTATATTGATTGACTTTAACTACATTATATTGATAGTCTGGCATTGTTACACTCACTACTTTTTCAAATTGAAACGCCCTACCATAGCTTTCGTCGCTAAGGGTAGGAGCAGAATCAATTTGCATAAAGACGCTAAAATTAAATTTTTGTCTAGGTCGCTTGCGCATTACAATGTCATCAACACCATATATATCCGCAGCACGATTAAACAAGCCAGTAGTAGAACTCAATCCCATCAGATATTAACCTGTTGCATTAACTGATGTGTTGTCGCCACTGTTGCCAGTGAGTGTTGCATTGCCATTGGCATCGTAAATTTCTGCATTGTCATACTGGAGTTGTACAGTAACTTGTACTTGGTCACTTGCTGCGTATGCCATATCGCCATACTGAATGTTTGTAATATAACAACCACTTAATTCAAATGTGTCTAATATACCAGGTGTTGGATTTTGACCATCAAGTGTTTCAACTCTGGTTGTAAATTTATATCCTGCACCTGCTCTTACTGAACTTTGGTTTGCGTGGTCAACTTGTCTATTAAGTTGTTGATTTAATTCTCTTAGTGTAACGCCATCAATGTCGTCACGTAATATGATACTTATAGGTTCCCATGTGTGTTTACCTGCTAAGTAAATTCTACTATTGTATGCATCTACTGGAATTTGTTCGTGTGTTAATCCAGGTCTGCTTGTACTAATAACATTTCGGGTTGGGGTAGCACTAAAGCCTTCACCCTCAAAAGTAACTCTGAAACGGTACTGTAGTTTTGGCATAATAGTAGTGGTGTTTCCTGCATTGTCTGGAACACCTAGTGTTGTTAATACTGCCATGTTAGTCTCCTCTATACTAGCTAATACTATTTATAAGAAATCAGTGAAAAAAAATGGACGCACTAGGCGCCCATTAAGTTTGTAGTTATTTTAGTCTTTTTATGCGTTAGATAGTGTACCACTATTAACGATACGGATTGGAATGTAAATAAATTCTACTGATTTAGTTGGTTCAATTGCTACATCAATGTATAATTCGTTACGATCAATACGTGCTGGTGTGTTGTTGCTTGTATCACACACAACTGCAAAGTCTGTTACACCTCTACGACTTAAAATGTCTGCAAGGAAGCGTTCAAAAACTTGCTGTGCTCTAGCACGAGTTTGCACATCGTTTTGTTCAAACAAGAATGGTCTAGCAATCTCATCAAAACGTTCACGTAAGTAAGCAACCAAACGTGCAACATTAACACGGTCAAGTGCTGTAGCTGTGCTTGCTAATGTTTTCTGTCCAAATATAACTGTACCTTGTCCAATAAATGTTGTAATTGGATTTAGTTTGTTTTGATACATTTCATCACGTTGTCCTTGTGTAAGGCTAATTGCTTTAAACTCATTCTCACTAGTAATGTAACCAACTGCACTTGCGTTTTGTACAACACCACGTGTAAGGCCTGCTGGAGCAAACCATGGGAAGCTAATGTTGTCATTATAAGCAAATGTGTAAAGTGCCATATGACTTGCTGGAACAACAACTGTTTTACCATTTAATGGCTCAGTTGATTGGCCTGCTGGATAATATGCGGCACTGTAAGTATTATTTGTTACTAGGCCATCTTCTCCATTTTCAGTAGCAACGTTACTATTTTTAACCCAACTAATTGCTTCAGTTGCAGTTTTGCGCATTGGTGTATCAATAATAATAAATGCTGTTTCACCACGGTCACTGTTTAGTGTTACTAATTCGTCTGTTAGTTCAGGATAGTTAGGTGCCGCTAGTAAGCTAAATGCATACTGTTCATCACGTAAATCTGTTCCTGCTACGGCTGTTTGCATTCCGGCTGCTACTACTTTACGTTGAGCATATCTGCCAAATGCGCCACTGCCATCTGAATGATTAGTTGCTGCATTTCTCCATGCTGTACCATTCCAACTACGTACAGTATTTTTACTCTGTGCCATGTTAACTACTAACATTCCATCTGGATAAACAACTGCCGCTGGTGCACCAGTAATAGCTGCGCCGCCGCCTGCTGTATCATCAATATCAGCAAACAATACGCCGTTAGCACTTGTTTGATCACTATTTGTATGTTTAACCCAAGTTGAACCATTATGTTGATAAATCTTTGGATAATCACGAGCATTTGCTGCTGTTGCTAGTGTTGTGTCTACCCAAACATCACCGTCTGCTAGTGCGTTACCTGTGCCATCTGTTGTTGGCGCTGTTGTACTATACTGTACATCAGCGGCTGCTGTCCAAGCTGAACCAGCACTAACGTAAATGTCTAATGAATCAATTGTATTATCAAACCAATATTGACCAGTTGTTGCTGTAGCAGTTGGTGCTGCAATTTGTGCTAATATTGAAGAAGCTAATGCCGACGGTGCGCCTGCGCCGCTTACTACTAAGATATCAATTTGATCTACCGCTTCACCTAAAAGTATACCGCCTGCTGTTGCACTTGATGTTAGTGCTGTTGCGCTTGAAGCATCTTGTGGAACAAATGTAGTAATATCTGCGTTGTCTGAACCATCGCTTACACCTACTACTGTTTGTGGAGTAAATGCATCTTCAATAAATTTACTAATAACAATACTTACACCATTACCTGGGCTTGTTGTTTTAACCCATACATCGCCATTACTTGGTCCTACTGGTACGCTATAGTGTGGTGCTAGTGTTGCGCCTGCTGTTACCCATGCCGCTCCACTTTCTTTATAATATTCAATACTGTTACTTAAAGTTGAAATTACTACGTGATATCCGCCAGTTACAACTGTTGCCGCTGGTACTGTGCCTGCCGCTGTACTAATTACTTCTACTGTTGGTGTTTTATAGTCCCATACTTCAGTAGTTGAATTCCATACGTGGATACCATACTTACTAGCGTCTGTGTCTAACCAATATGCATTTGCTGTTGAGTAAGTACTTGTTGGTTGAACTGTTGTTGAATCTAATTCTGCTAGGTCAATATTAGCACGAACGATAAAGGCTCGTGATCCTTGTCCTAGATAACTGTATGCGGCTAATAAGCCGTATTCACTTGTTTCGCTACCTTGTACAATAGCTGTTCCACTTGTAGTAAATGTTGGATTACCAAAATATTGTGTAAGCTCACGCTGTGATGTAACTGAAATTACATTGCCAGCCTGTGTTGCTTTTGTAAATTTTGCAATACCATCTGATTCACTACCAGTTGGGTCTGTTTTATTTTCTCTCGTTGCGACAACGATTAGTGGTACTGTGCCGTTTCCGGCGGCGCCATATGCGCTTTCATCAGTTACACTAACCTGTACACCTGGTGATACTAAAGCCATTTTTTTCTCCTCTGGTCATATCTCTATGTTTGTATTTATTAGAATAGCTATATATCAAGGGGGAAACAGTGGTTAACTACGTAGTTAACTTGTACTATAAGGATCAATATGTGAGATAAGAGCATGTACATTAAACTCAAGATCTTTTAATGTACCATTGTTACAGATAGTAAAGTCTGACATCCACTGTTCTAAACTCATACTATTTTTATTCTCTGGA